ATGACAGAAGTCAAATTATATAATCAAGATTGTATTGTAGCGATGAAAGAAATTGGGGGATCTTCAGTAGATTTAATAGTAACCGATCCACCGTATAATCTTGGTAATTTTATGAAGAATAGAGATACTAATTTACAAAAAATGAGAGATAATTTTTTTGGATCCGCGGGTTGGGATGATCTGGAGTTTGAAGAGTGGGAGGAAGCGATGAATGACTTCTTTAAGGAGTCTGCCAGAGTATTGAAAAAAGGGGGGTCAGTGATTGTTTTCATGGCTATTATAAAAGTGGAAACCATTATTCGACTTGCAGAAAAACACGGATTTTATTATAAAACAACGGGAATATGGCATAAAACGAATCCTATGCCAAGGAATATGAATTTACACTTCGTAAACTCGACAGAAGCATGGCTTTATTTTACATACAAAACTAGAACTGGAGTTTTTAATAATGATGGAGCAATGTTTCATGATTTCGTGGAAACCTCTGTTACTGCAAATGGAGAACGTAGATATGGAAAACATCCAACACAAAAACCAGAAAGTCTAATGCAACATTTTATTGATTTGCTATCAAATCCTCATGACTGGGTCTTAGATCCATTCATGGGAAGTGGAACAACAGGTGTTGCAGCCAAACGTTTAGAAAGAAATTTCATTGGTGTAGAATTGGATGAGAATTACTTCAAAATGGCTAGCCAAAGAATACAGGAGGCAAAATAAATGAAACCTAAGGTAATTGATTTATTTGCTGGTGTAGGCGGGCTATCCCTCGGTTTTGAAAAACAAGGATTTGAAGTTGTTCTTGCTAATGAATATGATCAATCCATTGCAGAATCATATAGAGAAAACCATAAACAGACAAAAATGATCTGTGAAGATATTACGTCGATTGATTTGCCAGAGGTATTTGGTGATTTTTATGGAAATATAGATGTAATTATTGGGGGTCCACCCTGTCAAGGATTTTCGCAAAAGGGGCAAAGAAAAACTATACATGATGAGAGAAACTTTCTTTTTAAATATTATGTAAAGGTTGTAGAACTTGTAAAGCCTAAATACTTTGTTATGGAGAATGTCCCTAATATCTTGACAGCGGAAAAGGGATTTTTCAAGAATGAAATTATGGAGTTGTTTCATTCAATTGGTTACTCATTGAAAGCAGGGATATTGAATGCGTCCGATTACGGTGTACCACAAAATCGAAGAAGAGCGGTATTCATAGGAAAGCTTAATGGCGATGCACCTGACTTACCTGAACCACAAAGCGAGATTGTGACGGTGTGGGATGCTATCAGTGATTTAGCATTTTTAGAGTCTGGTGAAGGAGAAGACGAGCAAGAATATGCAAAGCCACCGCAAAGTACTTATCAGCAGATGCTTCGTAAAAATTCCGAAGTACTATACAATCACGTTGTAACTAAACATTCTCCACTGTCACTAGAAAGATTGGCACTTATACCGCCAAATTCAGGAAAAGAAGTTCTCCCAAAGGAGCACCTAACGAAGTCAATATATAGCGGTACATGGACTAGAATGCGTAAAGATGAAGTTTCTGTAACAATAACTACTCGATTTGATACGCCCTCTTCTGGAAAATTCACTCACCCATACTTAAACAGAGCGATTACAGTTAGAGAAGCAGCGAGAATACAATCATTCCCAGATGATTTTCGCTTTGTTGGGAACAAAGGCTCTCAAATGAAGCAAGTAGGAAATGCCGTCCCACCGATTTTGGCAGGTGCAATCGCACAAGTAATCATGAACGATATTAAGGAGGAAACGAATTATGATTAGACCGGATAATATTTCTATCTATGATGAAATGGACTTGAAACTAGGTATCAAGTCCTCACTTCCTAATGTAAAGAGTACAATAGCACTAGCAATTCTCATGTGGGAATGTGCTGACCACCCTTCAGAACTGGTTTATTCTGAACAGAATAACGATGAAATTGTTTTAACTGAAGAAGTAGGGCAATGGATTACTGATTATTTGGCAGGAATCTGTGAAGAAGAACAAATTGATAATGAAGCTTTGATTGATAGATTAAACCAAAACCAATTGTTAAAATCTCAGATGGAAGCATTGATGGTAGCTTTTGAGCTAATCTGGAAATTAGCGAAAGTCAGTTTTGTTGAAACAGACAAAGCAGCTAGCGCGGAAAGAACTGGTAGAATTCGTTACCCAAAAAAACTGATCTATACCTTGAATGTAGACATAATACATAGTTTGATTGCAAGTAATGAGAGTGCATATATTCGAGTACTTATGTCCTGGGTTGGTTTTCAAGTGGAAGTTGATCCTGAGAGTGAGATGATACTAACTTACCTTATATCATCACTTTCAGAAGGTGCTATATTTAAAATGACGGATGGAAATCGAGATGTGATATTCAACCAGAATAGTGTATATAGAAAATTACTTGAAGGCAATGAACTAGTAGATATCAATGGAGACAAAGAAGCAAAAGGATCACTTCGGATATTTAAATCGCTATTATCAGAGGGAATGAATCCCTATTTAAAGTATTCATCCGGTTCTGTAGAAATCTCATCACCTAATATAGAAAGATTAGAGGATTACCAAAAACGAGTTGACACAATGCTTCGCCTTTCGTCAACAAAAGTTATTGGACTTGAAGATTTCGATGCTGAACATGAAGGTACTTCATTAGAAGACTTGGAAGATATGCGTGTTACAGGTGGAGCTAACGTTCTATTATATGGAGTTCCTGGTTCAGGAAAAAGTTGGACAATTGAACAAGACTATTGTAGCGATGAAAGTAGAATGGAACGACTTGTATTTCATCCGGACTACACTTATTCCGATTTTATTGGTCAAATTCTTCCTAATGTGTCTGATGGTATTGTAAGTTATAAGTTTACGGAAGGACCATTTACAAGTTTAGTAAAAAAAGCTTATACAAATCCTGAGAAGATGTTCTACCTTATAATTGAAGAAATTAATCGTGGAAACGCACCAGCTATATTTGGTGAGGTTTTTCAGTTGCTAGATCGGGATGATGATGGAACTAGTGAGTATGGAATTACAAATGTAGATATCTCGAATATTGTGTACGGCAATCCAAATAAAAAAGTTCGTATTCCTTCTAATATGTCTATCATTGGCACAATGAATACATCTGACCAGAACGTGTTCACTCTTGACACTGCATTTCAGCGTCGCTGGAATATGCGTATGATAGAAAATTCATTTGAAAGACATGACTATGCAACAACAAAAATCTTGGATACAGATGTAACTTGGCAAAGATTTTGCGAAGTCATCAACAATGAAATTGTTACAAAAAATATTCAAATGACTTCATCAGAGGATAAGAGATTAGGGGCATATTTTGTTCGAGCTGTTGACTTAGAGTATCATCAAGAAGCAGATGATAATAATCTCCCTGAAAAAGATCGAGTTCAAGCACGATTACTTAATTATAGATTTGCTGAAAAAGTTCTCAAATATTTATGGGATGATGCTTTTAAATTTTCGCGTGAAGATATTTTCAAAAATACAAATTATAAGAGTCTAGAAGAAGTAGTTAATCATTTCAATTCTAGGAGTTCTGCAAAAGCAACAGGTAATGCTCGTCTCGATGTATTCAAAGAAGAGATTAAAGATGCTTTTCTTGCTGAGGACTTAAGGACTACTAACGGATAAGGTGGTGATAATCTATGGAAATAAATTCTGGGTTGCTGAGCAGATGTCACGTTAATACGAATGAAGAAGGAGATCGTTTTGTTGGTGTTAAGGCTGATTCAGGAAATGCAATGGTCTATTTTCCTATGGGTTATCAATTGCCAGATACAGAAAATGAACGAAGAAGAGATATTTTACATCTAATATCTGTACTTTCAGAATTCACAACTAGAAGTGATAGGGTTTTGCACATGAAAAAGTTTGAAGCCCCTCAATCCGTTGATTTTCCTGTTAATGCATATATGGAAGTAATAAATTACTATTTGGAGCAACGCTCTTATTATACGGAAAAAGAACCTATCTATAAAACTAGTGATCGAGGGAATACTGACTGGGCAAAAACTATTCGTCAACAAAAACCTTTGCTACAATCAAATAATTCACCAATTTATTTGAAGCAAACAGTAAGGGATTCAACACCTAATGATCGTAATCTGATTACACAGATACATAAATACTGTGTTTATGAGAGTTTTCATAAATTAGGCTGGCTGTTCACGCCTAAACTTCCGCAGAAACCAGATTTTCCAGTTAATATAAAGCGTTTTCTTGTTGAACTAAATGATAAATTGGGCAGAACGAATAATGATAAAGATAAACGTCTTTTTTCATCCATGATTGCAATGCTTAAGTATATAGATGAAGAGACAAACAATCGTCAATTCTATTTTGGGACAGATAGTTTCGAGTATGTATGGGAAAAACTTATTGACAGAGTATTTGGTGTTAGTAACAAAAACTCATATTTTCCAAAGGCAACCTGGCACCTAAAAAAAGGTAAGACAAGAACATTTGAAGCTCTTAGGCCAGATACAATCATGGTTTGCAATAACAAAATCTATGTCTTAGACGCAAAGTATTATAGATATGGATTAACTGGCGAACCCATGCATCTGCCGGAGGGTAGATCTATACATAAGCAGATAACTTATGGTGAATATATAAGTACAAACAATAAATTTAAAGATGAAAATGGCAATAATCCAACGGTATACAATGCATTTTTGATGCCATACAATTCACGAGAAAATATTTTTGATTTGTCTGGTATGTTTGAAAATTGTGGTGAAAGTACTGGTGAGTGGAAAGCGCATGATAATACTTTTGAACATGTCCAAGGCATCTTGGTCGATATCAATTACTTGATGCACCATTACACAGGAAATCACTCGAAAAAAATTATAGCCTTAGCAGATTCGATAGAGAGAGCTTTAGCTGAAAATGCTGGGAATTTACCTGCAGAGGCTGAAATAAGTGTATCAGTTGGATCAGATTATTAATCATAAGTATACAGAAAAAAATAAAAAATCACCGTTACTATGTGGACTGCATAGTGACGGTGATTTTTTATTTTTGAGCTATTTTCTTTACTTTTTTCCGGTGATTGCGCTGGGCAGTTGCATTTCTACAGTTAGGGCTACAATATTTTTTTCGTCCATTTGAGGTCTTAACCAAGAAATGATTATTGCAAGCAGGATTAGCGCATTCTCTATATATTTCAGAACCAGGTCTCATATAAAATATTGAAAAATATAAGGCCGAAAGCAAGTTAGTAGCTTTCCATGAAGGCTCCATTTTACTTGCCACAAAACGAGGCACAATACCAGAAAGATTTGAATTAATTTCTTCATTTAACACAATCTTTGCGACTACTATAAGCGCCTGTTTAAGATTGTCATCAAAATTCTCAATAGCTGGTTCATCATAAAATTCGATGCCATTTTCATAAGTTACTTTACTAACCACGCCTACCTTTCTCATAAGATGAAATAGGAAATCTATGGTAATACGAGCTGCAGGTGTTTCATTTGGTGCATTGCGATACAGATAAACAATATCTTTATATCGAAGGTCGTTTATTCCTGGATAACGGTTTGTCAAAGAACTACCAGAAATAATATCTTGATACTCATCAATATTTAAATCATATGTTGGTTTATATACTGAATCAGTAATTATATACGTTTCACTTTCAAAGCCTTCTTTAGTGCCGTCAATCTCGGGGACTGAGGAGGCTTTTTCTAATGTTTTAATGAAACCATGATAACAAGTCGAATATGGTTTGCTCATAGAATTTAACTTGATAGAAACTCGCTCAGACAGAAGTAGATAAAGAGTTAGGTATAGTATTTTCTCATGGCTTCTATTAGGTTCTTCAATCTCACTCATGAGAAGAACTGTTGCCTTTATATGATTCACAACTTCAGTCAAAGAATATATATCGACTTCCTCGTATTCCGTTTTACTAACAGGAAAGAAAAAACCGTTTTCCTCAAAAAAACTTCGTATGCTGTCAACTTCGTTTGGTAAAGAGATTAGTTCACTTAGTAAGTTTTCTTTTCTAACTGATCCCATCGGTGTGGTTCTACAAAGACCGTTTGAACCACTAAAGGCATAATGTAATTCATTTTGCTCATCAGATTGAATTTTCAAAGTGTGTCTCATCTCACCAGGAGAAAGATTAACAACATCAACACCTGTAAAACATCTATAGCCCTTTAGAGAAAAATAATCATTTCCTAAATTAAAAAAGTTTTCATTTTCTAATGCAATATTTTCGATTTCAGACATAAGAATTTCCTCCTCCTCATACTACAAACACATAAAATCACATCCACAAGTAATCGAATAAATAATTGTTGATTCATTATATCAAGTTTTAGTAATCAATACAATAACCTTAGAAAGCTGATTTTTATTAATAGTAAGCGATAAATTCAGAAATTTACTTACTATTTGAGACTGATTACAATTATAGATGAGGGGGATCCCTCTTAAAATTTATCAGTCTCAAAGTCCTATTGCGCATACGGACGGCGGGATGCATAAGAGTTCAGAACACAGTGACAAAGACTGTGTTTGGAATGAAGATGCACCCACCGTAATTTCGTGCGCTCTTTTTTTGGACAAGCGAAATTTGTGGTCATCTTATCCGCAGGCTCTTTTGCATTCCGCCACCCATTACCGGGACGGAAAGGAATGCAAAATGAAAATACGAGTTTTATATGAAGATCACATCAAAAACGGTCACAAGAACTACACCACAATTGAAATTCCAGATGGAGATTACAGCGTCATGCTGGATATCGACTATGAGCAACGTCTTGCAGAAGCAAAACCTGAAAAGAAGGTGGAGGTGAAACGCTGTGAGACTCTACAAGAAATGTTCGACCTCATGAACAACAAGGAATATAACCATTGGCGTCGATACCATAGGCATCTTGGCAATCCCAAGACACCTTATCGAAAAGATGATGAGGTTGAAATAGATGTCATGGATACTTTCGCTGATAACTCTCAGGAGATTGAACGCATCCAAGAAAGTGAACGTGAAGAAGTTTACCAATGGATACGTAAGGCTCTTGGTAAAAAGCAAGATTGGGCAGATATGTTTATCGCAGTTCGTATGGAAGGTATGTCGATTCGAGAATATGCCAGTTCCATCGGTGTAAGTGAAAACAACATTACTCAGAAATTAAAACGAGCAACAAAGAAATTAGAACAAGAATATAAAAACCGTCAGATTTGACCTTCTCCCAAGGCTACTAGGTAGGAGGTCAAGACCTCCAAAAATTATAAGGAGGTAATTCGAATGGAATTACAAGTTTACAAAAAAGCAGAGTTCGGCTCTGTACGTACTACAACGATTGGTGGCCAACCTTATTTTGTCGGTAAGGATGTAGCTGGTATTCTTGGTTACTCAAATTCCCGAAAAGCATTAATTGACCATGTTGACGAAGAGGACAAGGAGGTAACGAAATGTGACACCCTTGGCGGAAAACAAGATTTAATTATCATCAACGAATCTGGTCTTTACAGCCTCATCCTCTCAAGCAAAATGCCGAATGCTAAAAAGTTTAAGCGCTGGGTCACTAGTGAAGTCCTCCCTGCTATTCGTAAACACGGACTCTATGCGACAGATGAACTAATTGCAAATCCTGACCTTGCGATTGCAGCATTTACTGCATTAAAGGAAGAGCGAGAAAAGAACCGACTGCTTGAACAAACTACTGCCGTCCAAAAACAGCAGATTGCGGAAATGAAGCCAAAGGCAAGCTATTATGATGTAGTACTTAATTGCAAAGACCTTATTTCCACTTCTACGGTAGCGAAAGATTATGGAAAGTCTGCTATTTGGATGAACCGTTATCTCCATGAAAAAGGTGTGCAGTTTAAACAGGGTGACATTTGGCTGTTATATCAGAAATACGCAGAAAAAGGTTATACAAACACCAAGACACATAGCTATTCTGCTAATGACGGAACGATTCATACTAAGCCACATACTTACTGGACACAAAAAGGCAGATTGTTTGTCTATGAATTATTAAAAGCAGATGGGATTTTGCCAACAATGGAACAGGAGGATAGTGATGTCGATTAGCAGGTATAACAGCGAAGGTTATCCTGATCCAACCACCCATGATGCACTATCCAATATCGAATCACAGACGAAGGCGGCAAGAGCATACAGACCAATCGTGTATGTATGCTCCCCATTTTCGGGAGATGTTGCCGGGAACATTGCAAATGCACGAAAGTACAGCCGTTTTGCTGTGGAGCAGGGATACATTCCCCTTGCTCCGCATTTGCTGTTTCCACAGTTCCTTGATGATAACGATATAACGGAACGAGAAATGGGTCTGCACTTTGGGAATGTGCTGATGAGCCATTGCAGTGAGGTGTGGGTTTTCGGAGAAATTATCTCAGCCGGGATGGATGCTGAAATCAGGAGAGCCAAAAGGAAAAATTACAGATTAAGATATTTCAGCAGTGATTTGAGGGAGGTCAGCAAAAATGCGTAATTTGAATATTGCATACGGCAACAGCAGAACTGCAAAGTTCTGGTCGAATAAAACCATAAAATTTGAGGAACTGTGTGACCGGCTGCGTAATCCGATTTATACCTCAGAGACGGCGGAGGAATATCCGAAGCTGCCGAAGGGTCAGCGTGATGATATCAAGGATAAGGGCGGGTTTGTGGCAGGTCATTTAAGCGGCAACCGCAGACAGGCAAACAAGGTGGTCTGCCGTTCCATGCTGGTATATGACCTCGACAGTATTGAACAGGATTTTCTAAAGGATATCAATGCCAAAATCGACAATAAGGGCTGCTACTATACAACTCACAGCCATACAGCGGACAAGCCGAGAGCGAGAATGATTATCCCGGTCAGCCGTGATATGACACCCGATGAGTTCAATGCGGCAGCGAGATATTATGCACAGGACAATGGCTTTCTTGCGATGCTTGACCCCTGTTCGTTTTCTCCCCATCAGCTGATGTACTGGCCGACCTGTCCCTCCAACGGGGAGTATCTGTTTGGTGAGATTGATGGGGACTGGCTTGACCCGGATGAGATTTTTGAAAAGCATCCCAATTGGAGGGACTGCTCTCTACTTCCTACCACACCGAAGGAAAGCAAGGCAGCAGACCATAAAGCGCAGCAGCAGAAAGACCCGCTGGAAAAGGACGGTGTAATTGGATTATTCAATCGTGTGTATTTCCCAATCAGCACAGCTATTGATGAATTTTTGGCTGATGTCTATGCACCGACAGCTGACAGTTCCGAACGATATGATTATCTTTCGGGCGAAGGGTCTGCGGGTGTTGTGGTTTACGATGACAAATTTACTTACAGCCATCATGCGACTGACCCAGCAGGAGGAAAGCTGTGCAGTGCCTTTGACCTTGTCCGCCTGCATAAGTTTGGCGATGATGATAATAAATCTGTGAAAAAAATGTGCGAGTTTGCCATGAAACAGGAAAAGGTCAAACTCCGTGCGCTGGAAGAAAGACAGGCACAGATTGATGAGGATTTTACAGATGAAGCCGACTGGAGAGCAAGACTGCGCTATATGCCAAGAAGCAATCTGCTGGAAAACAGTGTGTGGAATCTGATGCTGATTCTAAATAATGACCCTGACTTTGCAAATATTGCATATAACGAAATGGCGGGACGAATTGAAATCATAGGCACAGTGCCGTGGGAGCGTCCTATGGACAACAGGTTCTGGAGGGATGCCGATACCGCACAGATGAAAGCACTCATTGATATTCGGTATGTTCCGTTTTCTTCCCGCAATCACGATGTGGCTTTTACGAAAACTGTAGAGGACAGGCATTTCCATCCCGCAAGGGAGTATTTTGAAAAGCTGCCGGAATGGGATCATGTGACGAGAGTGGAAAATCTGCTGATTGACTATTTCGGTGCAGAGGACAATTCCTATACGAAAGCGGCTATGAGAAAAACGCTGATTGCAGCTGTGGCAAGAACCTATCATCCGGGAGTTAAGTTTGACAGTGCCTTAATCTTGGTGGGCGCACAGGGCATCGGCAAATCCACCTTCTTTTCCAAACTGGCGGGCAGTTGGTTTTCTGACAGTCTGACACTTACGGACATGAAGGACAAGGCAGGTGCGGAGAAACTGCAGGGATTTCTGATTCTTGAGCTGGGAGAAATGGCGGGAATGAAAAAGGTGGATATCGAAACCATCAAATCCTTCTTGAGCCGCATCGATGATATTTACCGCCCGTCCTATGGCAGAGTGGTGGAAAGCCATCCGAGACAGTGTATCGTGGTTGGCTCTACCAATGCGGAGAATGGATTCCTCCGTGATATTACGGGCAACCGCCGTTTTTGGCCGGTGAATGTATGTGGTGACTCCCCTAAGAAATCATGGCAGTTAACAGCCGATGAGGTATCGCAAATTTGGGCGGAAGCTCTGTATTTGTATAAGCAGGGCGAGAACCTGTTCCTTGAGGGCAAGGAAGCCGTAATTGCGGAGGAGCAGCAGAGACAGGCAATGGAAACCGATGAAAGACAGGGACTGGTAGAGAATTATCTGAATACACTGCTCCCGGATAACTGGGATGCCATGAGTCTGTTTGAGCGAAAAAACTTTTTGAGCGGCGATGATTTCGGCGGAACGAAAACTGGAACTGTGGAAAGAACGCAGGTAAGCAATGCGGAAATCTGGTGCGAATGTTTCGGCTGCAGTTTGTCTGCCATTAAAGCATCCGAATCCTATGCGATAGCGGCCATTATGATGAAGATCGAGGGGTGGGAAAAAAGCGGCAAACGAAAAAATATAGTTCTATATGGCCGGCAGAGGATTTATGAAAAAGTTGTCCCATCTGAAAATGGCTTAAAATAAGGCTTTGATAACACTTTAGGACAAGTAGGACAAGTATTATATATAGATTAAAATATATGAAATATGAATATAGGCATATGTCTATACGCACGTAAGGATTATATAGAACCAGTTGTCCTTTTTGTCCACTTGTCCATAAAGAAGGAGAATGTATGCGAGAAAAAATCATAGAACAGAAACTTGTAACGGCAGTAAAAAAGCATGGCGGGATATGTCCGAAGTTCACTTCTCCCGGTTTCGATGGTATGCCGGATCGTTTACTGCTTCTTCCGCATGGTAAGTTCGCCTTTGTGGAAGTGAAAGCACCGGGAGAAAAACCAAGACCATTGCAGCTGGCAAGGCACAGATTACTGAGCTGTCTGGGATTTCGAGTGTATGTACTGGATGATGCGGAGCAGATTGGAGGGGTTCTTGATGAAATTGAAAATTCAATGTGACTGGTGTGGAAAAGAATTTGAGAGAAACCATAATCACATTCATGAAAAAAACTATTGCTGCAGAGCGTGTTTAGGAAAAGCAAACGCAGAACGTTTTCGATTGAAGAGTCTGCGAACGTGTGATAACTGTGGGAAAATTTTTGAATACAGAGGTAACCATAAAAAGAGAAACGAACATTTCTTCTGTTGCCCAGAATGCAGCTATGAATTCAAAGTGAAAAAAATATATGTATCATGCGATTGGTGTGGCAATCCAATTTACAAAAAGCGTTCTGATGTTGCAAGAAACGAGCATAATTTTTGTGATTATGGGTGCTATATCGACTACGTCAATTTTGAAAAAGCTGGTGCAGATAATCAAATGATATCAGGAGAAAAACTGTATCGCAGGCTTGCAGAAATGAAGATTGGACGAAAACTTCAAGAGAATGAGGATGTTCATCATATTGACGGCAATCATCTAAATAATGATTTTGCCAATTTAAAAGTTGTTACAGCTTCAGAGCATATGAAAATACACGCTTCCCAGAAAGAGAGGGACTGTCATGGCAGATTTATTAAAAAAGAATGATTTGCATGGGTATCAGGAATATAGTGTCAATTTTATTATTGAACATCCTGTAGCAGCAGTCCTTTTAGATTGTGGACTTGGGAAAACTGTAACATCACTTACGGCTATAAATGATTTGATGTTTGACTATTTTGATATTCATCGTGTTTTAGTTATATGCCCTTTGAGAGTAGGTAATGTTTGGGCGAATGAGATACAACATTGGGAGCATCTGTGCCTCTTGCAGTATTCGGTGGCAGTTGGTTCTGAGTCAGAACGACTGTTGGCACTGAAAACACAGGCGGATATTTATATCATAAACCGCGAGAACGTGCAGTGGCTGATTGAGAAAAGCGGGGTTTCCTTTGACTTTGATATGGTGGTTGTGGATGAGCTTTCGTCCTTCAAGAATTATCAGTCCAAGCGGTTCAAGGCACTGATGAAGGCAAGACCGAAGGTGAAAAGAGTGGTAGGTCTGACAGGCACTCCTTCCAGCAATGGTCTGATGGATTTATTTGCAGAGTTCAAACTGCTGGATATGGGCGTAAGGTTAGGGAGATTCATCGGTCAATACCGAACGGCCTACTTCTCCCCGGATAAGAGGAACGGTCGGATTATTTACAGCTACAAGCCACTACCCAATGCAGAGCAGCAGATTTATGACAAGATTTCAGATATAACGATTTCCATGAAATCTACCGACCATCTGAAAATGCCGGAACTGATCAGCACACAGCTGGCGGTGGAATTGTCGGAAGCGGAAAAGAAGAAATACGAGGAACTCAAAAAAGACCTCATCCTTCAGCTGCCGGATGGAGAGATAACAGCCGCCAATGCCGCATCGCTAACAGGCAAGCTGTCCCAGATGGCAAACGGAGCAGTTTATTTCGATGATGAGAGCGTTTTGGAGATACACCAGAGAAAGCTGGATGCACTGGAGGATATCATCGAATCGGCAAACGGAAAGCCTGTCCTTGTGGCATATTGGTTTCGTCACGATTTGGAGCGTATCAAAAAACGCTTTGATGTGAGAGAAATCAAGACCGCAAAGGATATAGCCGACTGGAATCACGGCAGTATCCCAATTGCCGTAATACATCCGGCATCGGCAGGACACGGCCTGAACCTACAGCAGGGTGGTTCTGCCTTGGTATGGTTCGGCATCACATGGTCACTAGAATTATATCAGCAGACCAATGCCAGACTTTGGCGGCAGGGTCAGTCCGCAGAAACCGTGGTCATTACCCACATCATAGCAAAAGACACCATTGACGAGAGAATCATCAAGGCACTGAAAACCAAGGATACCTCCCAATCCGCCTTGATTGATGCCGTAAAAGCCAATCTATGAAAATCAGAGTCAACCTATGACAATCCAAGCCAATCCGAGTGGAATACAAAATTTCGGAGGTAAGGATATGACAGAAAAAGAATACTTATTGCAGGCACGATATCTGGATGAGCGTATTCACTCGAAGGTTCAGCAGGTGGAATCCTTAAATGATTTAGCTACAAGCTGTTCCGCTGTAATCAGTGATATGCCGAGAAATCCAAACCGTGGCGGTTCCAAGATGGCAGATGCCGTAATTAAAATTGTTTCTTTGCAGGAAGAAATAAATATGGACATCAATGCGCTTGTAGAACTAAAGCGAGAAATCATGGGTGTTATAAAAGCCGTGCCAAATGTGGAATACCAGACGCTGTTAGAAAAACGATATCTGTGCTTTATCTCATGGGAGCAGATTGCCGTGGATATGAATTATTCTATGCAGCACATACACCGAATGCATAGTGCGGCACTGAAAGAAATTATCTTGCCACCGGAACATGAGAGTTAATGTGATAGAATGAGAGTAAGCACCTGTGATATTATTATAATAGCGAAAAGCAAAAAAAATATAAACGGGTAAAATCGTAGAAAGCCTTGTGGGTCACACCGACCTGCAGGGCTTTTATTATGCCTAAAATGAGGTGAGAAGATGCCAAGAAAACCTAAACGACCGTGTTCTTATCCAGGCTGTCCTGACTTAACGGATGGACGGTTTTGTGAGAAACACCAGAAAGAAGAAAACAAACGCTATGAGAAGTACGACAGGAATCCTGCTGTACGCCGTAGATATGGACGCGCTTGGAAGCGAATCCGTGACAGCTATGCTGCGGAGCATCCTTTGTGTGAGGAATGCTTAACAAAGGGCAGGTATGTTGCGACTGAAGAGATACACCATAAACTTCCGTTGGCCCAAGGAGGAACGCATGATAGGAAGAACCTCATAGCTTTGTGTAAAGAATGCCATGCAAGGATTCATGCACAAAATGGTGACCGTTGGCACTGATGAAGGTGCAGGGAGGGGGAGGTCAAATCTCAAAACCCTTGTACGGGAGGAACGGGCGGGGGGCTTCACGCACAAAAAGAGCAGTTCAAACAGGGGATTAACCCTAAGATATAGATTGAGGAGTGTGAATAATGGCAAGGGACGGTACGAACCGTGGTGGCAGAAGAGTCAGAGCAGGTGATAAGCCGACTGCAGCCGCAGAGAAAATACAAAATGGGAAAACAGTCAAGGTTCTAGCCAATGATATTCCTGTACTTAAAACAGCGGAATTAGAGGCAGTAGATTTACCGGAAGGAGCAGTTTTAGAGGGCGTGGATATGCCAAAACCCAGCGACTATTTATCGGCAAGGCAGAAAAATGGAGTTCCCTTAGGTGCTGATGAAATATATAAAGAAACCTGGCTGTGGTTAAAAGAGCGCAACTGTGAAAGATTAGTAAATCCACGGCTTATAGAAACCTATTCACAGGCTATGGCAAGATATATTCAATGCGAAGAGGCAACAAGCACATATGGTTTATTGGGGAAACATCCAACGACTGGTGGGGTTATGACCTCGCCTTTTGTGCAGATGTCACAGCAATACCAGAAAAGTGCCAATCTTATCTGGTATGAAATTTACGACATTGTTAAGCAAAACTGCACAGAGGTTTTTGAGGATAGCACGACAGATACCATGGAGCTGCTTTTGCGGGCAAGGAGAAAATGATGATGGAGCTTACGGCTTTTTTACATAAACTGAAATTTTATAGACCAAAGCTTACTAAACAGCAGGTCAGAACTTTAAAGGGACAGGCTCTCGCTGACAATATCAAGGGTGCTGAAAAGGTCCTTAGCAAGATTTTGGAAGGAACAGTGCTTAATGGAAAAAACAACAACGGAAATGCAGTTAGTAACTATAGAAAAATTAGTACCTTATGTTAACAACGCTAGAACGCATAATCCACAACAGATTCTGAAACTACGTTCATCGTTAAGGGAATTTGGCTTTATTAATCCTGTCATTATCGACCGGGAACATAACGTGATAGCTGGTCATGGACGAATTTTAGCAGCCAAGGAGGAAGGCATAAAAGAAGTACCCTGCGTATTTGTGGACTATCTTACTCCGGCTCAAAAGAAAGCCTATATTTTGGCGGACAACCGTATGGCCATGGATGCAGGATGGGATGAAGAACTGCTCAGAGTGGAGATAGAGAGCCTGCAAGGTGCAGATTTTGATGTTGCCTTAACAGGATTTGACGAAAAAGACATAGCTGAACTGTTTGCAGGAGATGATGGTGATACGCAGGAGGACGATTTTGATGTGGACGGGGAGCTTAAAAAGCCGCCGGTTTCTAAAGACGGTGATGTATGGTTGCTTGGAAAGCATCGCCTAGTCTGTGGGGACAGCACCAAGGAGGAAACCTATGTAACTCTTATGGATGGGAAGAAAGCTAATCTTGTTGTAACGGATCCGCCTTACAACGTCAACTATGAAGGCGGTGCAGGAAAGATTAAAAACGACAATATGGAGAATGATAAGTTTTACCAGTTCCTGTTAGATGCTTTTACAAACATGGAAAGGGTAATGGCAGAAGATGGCAGCATTTACGTGTTCCATGCAGATACCGAAGGCTTAAATTTTAGAAAGGCATTCTCGGAAGCAGGCTTTTACTTGTCGGGAACTTGTATCTGGAAAAAACAGAGCCTAGTGCTTGGTAGGAGTCCATATCAGTGGCAGCATGAGCCATGCCTTTACGGCTGGAAAAAGAAAGGCAAGCATCAATGGTACTCCGACAGAAAGCAGACTACCATATGGGAGTTTGATAAGCCGAAGAAAAACGGTGACCATCCGACCATGAAGCCGATTCCGCTTATTGCCTATCCGATTAAGAATTCCAGTATGAGCAATTGCATCGTTCTTGATCCGTTTGGCGGCAGCGGCAGCACTTTGATAGCCTGTGAACAGTTAGGCAGAATCTGTCACACCATTGAACTTGATGAAAAATACTGTGATGTTATCGTAAAACGCTATATTGAGCAGGTTGGCTCTGCGGATACAGTATCCGTATTTCGTGATGGCAAGACCATCCGTTTTGAGGATTTGGAGGTCAGTGCCGATGGAGAATAGACACTGTCCTATATTCAACGGATTATATGAAATAACTGAAGATGGACGATTATACAGTACCCGTAGCGGAAAATATCTAAGCCCAAACTTAGATCGTTATGGGTATTTCTATTATGTCATCAGTATTGACAGCGTAAGGTACACACTTAAAGCACACAGACTTGTTGCTCAATCATTTATTCCAAATCCAAAGAATAAGCCAACCGTAAATCATAAGAACGGCATCCGCAATGATAATCGTGTGGAAAATCTTGAATGGGCTACATACGAGGAACAGCAAGCAGACCCGTTGACCACGATTAATCGAAATGAAGTAGTTGTAAAAACAGATTATGCAGCTATGGGTGCATTAAGAAATTATGGTCGCAGAAAAACAGCTGTATTTGATGGCAATGGTTTGTTAGGAATATATTCTTCGCTTAAAAAGGCTGTGGAAAAACACCCTGCGAATTATGGTAAAGCATCAGAGTGTGCATCTGGTAAGCGAAAAAGTGCAGGAGGTGTTAGATTTTGTTACGTTTAGGAAGTTTATTCTCTGGCAGTGGTGGTTTTGAATTGGGAGCGACGCTTAGTGGCATCACTCCTATTTTTTCTGCTGAAGTGGAGCCGTTCCCAATCAGGGTAACAACAAAGCGGTTTCCTAATATAACACATTACGGTGATGTCAGCAAATTAAACGGCGCGGAAGTTCCGCCCGTAGATATAATTACATTTGGAAGCCCCTGCCAGGATATGTCGGTGGCAGGAAAAAGAAGCGGACTGGATGGTGAGCGTTCCGGTCTATTTTATCAAGCGGTGCG